TAAACGTGTCACCAATGATTTCGTTACAGTCGGCTTCAAAGAGCTCTCTGCTAACGGCGCCATCATCATGTCTCCGTATTACTCGACCCACCAGGTCAAGTCCACCTATGCCGATTCTCTTGGCAGTGGTGGTATTGGCTCTGGAGGTTGGTGGAGATATGAGGCAGGTCCAGATACGCAATGGGCCCTAGGGCTCAATGCGAGCGCGTCGATTCTCGGAAATGTGCCATCTTTGCATACGGCACAAGAAGTGAACCGACTCGCGACGGAAGCTTCTACCAGGTGTCTTTCACAAATCGGAAGAGCTTCAACCGACTCGTGGGAGAACATGGCGGAAATCCGTAAAACTCTGGAGATGTTTTGGAACCCGCTGCGCACGTACTGGCGATGGTGGTCGAAAGGACCACGTCGTGTTGACTTGCGCAGGCCCGGGCACGTGCATACCGTTGGGAAACAAATGGGGATAAAACTCCATAAGGGTCTCAGCGATAGCGCGAACCTTTGGCTTATGTACCGTTACGGTATTAGGCCGCTGGTAAGCTCGGCGAATGACATCCTAAAAGCTCTTGCTCGTGAAGTAAGACCTGATCGTGCGACTACAAGGGCGAGCGTAAGCTCGTCAATGAACTCCACGACGACATGGAATTATTCCAATTCTGGAATATTTGCAATCCGCAAATCCATAACGGAGAGCATACATGTCAAGGCGGTGTCAGTTGATGAAGTCTTGATGGATTGGGCCTACGATACCGGCTTCAGCGTTAAATCGCTGATGACGTTACCGTGGGAACTCATTCCCTACAGCTTTGTTGCTGACTGGTTTGTGAATACAGGCGACTTAATTGGAGCCTTAGCACAAGCCTTCAAAGAGAAGAGCTTAGGCCAATGCCTTGTGACGAAGTACATACAGAGTGCTGTGCAGTGCAATACTTCCCACGTTGCTAGTGGGAACTACACTGTTACGTCACCATTGTTGTGCGGCGTTCGCGAGGACTGCGTGACTACAAATCGCGTCAGAGGCCTTACGACACCTGGTCTGGTCGTCAAGTCAAATTTCCGACTTGATGAAGCTACCAGGATTGGAGATGCAGTAGCCCTTGTGGGGCAGCAACTCCTTTCTCGTAATCGCTAGTTCGCTAGTGATCCTTTCACTGCCCATTTCGGGCTAAGTTAATAGGGACTATTCCCAATGGCACTCGTTTTCAACACCAAGACCTATACCGCCGACTCGTTCAACGCGAACAATGTCGCCTACATCGGAGCCGCTAAAACGGTGACGGTGAAAGACGATCTGCGTCTCGCTCGGACGGCTGCCAAAGCAACGGCAACCTATAGCGGTAACGGTCGGACCGAAGCAAAGATGACTCGCACGCACACTCTCACCGGTGCGCTGACCCCTAGCGGGGACAGCATTTTCCGTATTGAAGTGAGCTTGCCTGCCGGTATCGCTTCGGCGGATGTTGATGCACTCTGTGCTGACATGTCTGCCTTGGTCGCACATGCGGATTTTAAAACGCATCTGAAGACCCAGAAGATCAACTACTAGGCTTGACGTGCTTGTCCATATAGGACGGGTTCGTTTAGCCGTCGTGGTTGCTCTTGTAGTAGGCATCCTGCTCGGGATCATTCTCGAAAAGGAAAATGTCATCAAACGAGGGTTATAAATCCTCGTCCAGATCGTCAACTAAGCCGGAGACTTATCGTGAAGGTACCTCCAGTACGTGAGTTAAGAAGGCTCAACGTTACATTGCGTAGGGGCTCAGATGTTTTATATCGAAAGCTCCTTCGTTCTGTAGTCGCAGAGTGGTCCGCCATATCAAAGGATGAGTCCCTCGAGAAAGCTGTTCGCTCGTGGGATGTTCCTAAGATGTTGGCGTGTGCTGATTCTTTGGTAGCAGCCTCGCACGCTACCGCTGCGTTGCATTTCGCAGCGAATCAGATAGCCGCACTTATTCGGAAATACCCCTGGACTCCACAAGAGTCCAAGATGGATCCTGAGCTTACAGCGCTGAATGCGTTCCTAAAGTCCGAGAGGACTTGCGGGCGCACGAATCGCTGGTTCAGGAGCTGGCATAAACGCACTAGCAAAGTGCGTCCATATGCAGGGTACATCCTTCGTATGCAAAACTGGATACGGTACGTCTTAGGAGACGCGCCCGACCTCCAGTCTGTTTACGATAAGTGCGACTTCACTAGCGGAGCTTCAATCGGTGTTCACGGTGATGCGACCAACCTAGGCAGGAAATTACTTGCCGAAAGTTGGTCTGTGAGTCCGACTGCTCGACCGATCTTCGCTGCAGCGCTGTGCTCCAACTTCCACTTCGCGGCTAAGGTAGCCAAAAGTGGGAATGGGGTCCAAAGCTTCTACGTCAGTGAGAACGACGTAGCCGCTTGCTGCACAACGGTCAACTACAACAAAGTCGGGTTCGTACCTAAGACTGCCAAGACACATCGTGTCATAGCAGTCGAACCGTTGGGGAATACTTACATCCAAAAGGGAATAGACCTGGTCCTACGCGATCGTTTGCGCAGGGTGGGTCTTGACCTTAGGATGCAAGAGCCCAATCAAAGGATGGCCCGTGAGGGCTCATTCGATGATGTAAACGGCTTTGTTACGATTGACTTGTCGAGTGCTAGTGATAGTATTTCGACGGGTCTATGTCGTACTTTGCTGCCTCCTGAATGGTTTAATTTTCTCAACCGTGTCAGGAGCCCGTCGTACCGACTTCCCAAAAGCGATGTTTCTGTCGCCTATGAGAAGTTTGTTACGATGGGAAACGGTTTTTGTTTCCCACTCCAGACCCTTCTATTCAGCGCAATCATCAAGAGCATCCAACCGGATGCTCGAGGTGGCGTTGATTTTCGGGTTTATGGGGATGATATCATCGTAAGGAAAGAAATTTCTACTGCGGTGATTCTCCTGTTGAAGCGAATGGGCTTCCGTACGAACAGTCGCAAGACTTTCGTCTCAGGTCCGTTTCGTGAGAGTTGTGGAAGCAATTGGTACGGCGGTGAGGATGTCACTCCCATGACGCTTGATTGGAAACTCGATTCGCTCGAGAATCTTTTCAAGTTCGTAAACCAGGCACGCAGAAACGAACGTTGTTCTTCGTTCTTTTCTGATTGTGCGGTTTTCTCCTTAGTACTTAAGGAGATACCAGACCAATTCCTGTTCTATAGGCCCTTCAAAGGCCGACCAGAGACTGGGATTGATCCTGCTGGCTTGGAGTTCACACCACAGTGGCGGCGCCATTCTGCATGGCAATGCCATATGTGGCTAGAGCTCCACACTATACCGGTCGAAGACCGGATAGCGACGTTGCCCGACGCCGGTTGGGTAGTTATGGCGGCTGCTCTTCGAGGTTCCTCGTCTAGTAAGCCGTTCACCTTTCGACGTAGAGTCGAAACTCGTGTTCGTCGTGTAGCCAGTGGCGCCCCAGAACAGCGGGACTACACTGGTTGGGCTGGAGAAGTCCAGTCCGACGACGAACGCGTGCGGCTAGAAAAGCCGCACGCCAAGTTGCCGCGCCTTAACACTGCGCGTCAACCAGACCTCAGAAACTACCGCCTT